CCCGTATCCGGCCTCCCAATGGAAGAAGAAACAACCGAAAAACTAAAGGAACCAGCATGAACCGCAAACTAACAGACAAGCAAATCAAGGAATTTGACGAGCAAGCATGGCTTGACCAAAAGGCCGCTATTAAATGCAAGCGATTGCGGCAGAGTATTTTGATTCGGATGGTTAATCGTGTTAATTATTGGAGGGTGGCATGAGCGCTGTTACACAGTGGTTTGCAAATGGAATCAAGCCTGCAAAGATAGGATGTTACGAGGTAAAGCCAGGATGCGAAAACCCGCTGGAAGAATGGAAATTCTCATATTGGGATGGCACAACTTGGTCAAGCGCTGATTCAACCCCCCAAAAAGCCAAGGAAAGTCAAACGCTTAGCTACTGCATGTATACGGTTAATTCAAAATGGCGCGGCCTAGCAGAAAACCCCAACAAAAAGGAAAGTGAATGACAGATGAACAAAAAGCAACAGTACATTTCCTACGCCGCTCCCCAAAAGACAGCCTAAAGAAAGAAGCGGCAGACCTGATCGAATCGCAAGCTGATCGAATCAAAGAACTTGAAAAATATCTTGAGGCAATTGGCGCAGGCGGCGTCTCTAAAATGCAATAAAAAAATCCCCGAAAGGGGATTTTCTATTTAATATGTTATTTGTCGGGCGCGTGGGCAAAACTAGCGAGATGACAAATGCCTTATTACAGAATTTACGGTGGAATTCCAAGAGAAATCACTACGTGGGAAAACTTTGCAGGGAAGGATTACATCACTGTAACCGTTGTAACTCCTTCTGAATTGCCATCACTCGGAGCACCAGGGGAGGGCGAGAGTTATGCTTTATGCGATGGAGAGCCGCTTGCGTGGGATGCTGAAACAAGCACATGGAAAAACTTTTTTACCCAACTTGGCATTCCTATGAACACTGGCCCACAGGGAGAGCAGGGGCCAACGGGAGAAAATGGGCTTAATGGCACAAATGGTACAGATGCAACAGTTACCGGTTACAGAAACTCAACGCTGAAGACTTCCGTTATTTCGGCAGACCAGTCTTCGATAGTGACAGACGGCATTGCCGCATTCCAGCTTACCACGGACGGTCTTGCAATCGGCGCAGCCATTTTCCAAAATGAGATTTTTCCAGAGAGCATTCATTTTTCTGTCAATGATCCGGCGGCATCGTATCAGTTCGGCTGGGAACTGACTAACGATGATAAAACTTTAACCGTTACAGTTAATAAGCTTGAATCAGCCGATATTGTTACAGGGGCGCTAAATCAAGTATCCGCACCAGACGCAACAATTGTTAACTTGAGTGTTAAAGGACGGTAAGTTAGGCTAAAATGTTGTTGCTGCGCAGATAGGAGGCATCCGAAAGACCATTTGCCCGATGGTTTTCTGCGCGGCGCTTATGTAAAACTAGATGAAATATTGGCAGTATCAATAAACCCAACTTGGTCATTTTGATATTTCTTGGTGCGAATAAACACATCCATGCTTGCGCGTGGCTCGATTTGAGCCTTGTCTAACAGCGCTGCAACGTCAGTTACTTGCGCAGTGTTAAACGCCACATACTTAGCCACCATAAACCTATCTAAAACGCTATTTAGGCGCAGTTTATCAACAACAGATTCTAAATTTTGTACGCTATCAGCGCCAAAATATTGAATATTAAGCGTTAGCTCTCGGTCTCCAGATACTATTTGAACGCCGCTAGAATCTGGGTTTGAATAATGGTCTTGCTTGACAAATCTTTGAGACATGACTTTCATTGCTACGTATGGCAACGCAGGGCGCGGGGCGTTCTCATCCTGCCAAATAACTTTGCCTTCAGGCAGGCCGAATAGCGGGAAGAACAGGGCGCGTAGGTCTGTGCGAAGGGTCATTCTTGACTAATCTTTCTGAAAAGCACCTTCCAATGGGGAATAATGCGGTTCTGCCACATACCGACCTCAACGCACTCATACGTGTGGCCATGCCAGTCGAACAGGTCCGGCTGTTGTGGCTGGTCGCCTTCGGTCACAGTATAAAGCTCTGTAGAGGTATAAAGCCGGATGTAATCCGACAAGCGCCGACCTTCTGGCAGATTCACCAAATCCTCACGAGAGGCAGGCTGTACGCTGGCCGTAATGTTGATATCGGTTGTCGTGCCTGGCACCCACTCGCCATCAACATAGGAACCACCTACAGGACGTTGAATTACTCTTGGTTGGCGGAAGGCACTCATTTGTTCAGAACGTAACGAACGGTGTTTAGCATCGTCCCTGTATCAATCAAAGTGCGCGAACTTTTCTTCTTCTCGATTGTAGAAGGCGCATTCTTCGGCTGAATATTGGAATTTATTTTCTCTTTGACCTTAGTTTCGTGACGCAAGCCAATAAGCGACAATGCCCGATAGACAGTCGTTTTGCCAACAAGCACTTGCGCCCATTGCGCCGTCATTTGATTTTGAATGTTATTCACTTCATCATCAAAGGTGGTGCGCATAAAACTACGCTCAGGAATGTGCTTTGTACCGTACTCATTGTAAGCTGCATACTCGGCAATCGTTACGCCATCAACGCTACCAGAACCCTCATGAATTCCGATAGTAACATTGGCCGTCTGGGCCATTTCAAGCTCTTGCTTGAATGCCTCAAACCCCATGTCTTTGATGGTCACGTTAGTCATACAAATTCCGCTGTGGCCCATACACAAGCACGTCATCAGCATAAGGCGCAATTGCCACTGGTGGCGAATCGCCAAAGCGAGTCATGATTGTAGCGCCAAAGCATCCAAGCATCATATTTGCGTATTGTTGACCATAGGGTGATTGTCCTATCCACTCGCCGTCATTAACAGCAGCTCCATAAGTGCGCGATAAGTCGCCTTCTCGTTCGCTCAGAATATCCCCGCGTCCACCTTCTCCAATTTGGTTAGCAGCATCCAAGCTCAACAAATGGGCGGCATAAAGTGCCAATGCAAGATTGGCACGATCGCCCATAAGGCAAGCCGTATTAGCATTCAGACCGGCGATGTCAAGCCAAACATTCACCTCAGCGTCAGAGACGGAGGAAAACTGTTTGGCTATGATGCGGAAGTATTCGAGCGAGGTTGTCATTACTTCGCTTTAGTCTTTTTTTCTTCTTCGATAGCAGGGCCACCAATCAACTCAAGATGCGCCTCTCCTGACAAATCGGCTTCTGCCGCGTCAGGAACTGTGCCGGTTGCGCCAGGAGCAATAAGCACGCCACCGACCCACGAGGCGCGAGTTTGACTGTTATTTTTTACTTGCATAATGAATTTCCTTTAAGTGATAGTGAAAATCAATTGGTAACGGTTTTATTATACGCGGATAATTTGAAGTATCAAAACGAGGAGAAGTTATGCTGCCGTTAGAAAAAATTGTATTCGTGAAAACAGACCCGGATTCTTGGCCTTCAAAAATGAAATTTGAAGATTATTGTCTGATATATAAAAATGAGGATGAAATCAAAAACGCGGGAGGCACTGAAAAAATAGAACAACTATTAACTCAAGAAAGAAAAATAGCACTAGGTTTCATGATTGGTGAAATACATGATGATATGCCTGATTTTGCAAATTGCGATAGGTTAATCGGTTGGTATATTGGCAATTATAATGATCCTGATTTAGTCATGAATAAAATTGTTGCTCATTATAGAGCGATGTTTTATCAATAAAAAACCCCGACCTTGTGGGCCGGGGTTAGTGCTACATTCCACCATCACGCAGAATTAGATACCACTACCAATCAAAAACGCAAACGGACGTTCAATTGTGACGCCACCAAACCGCGACTCGCAAGGAACTTCAAAGTACAGATTGCGAGGTTGCGGAGCGTGCTGCATGAACATCAAGGGGATGTTCATTTGGTAGTTTTCCAAGCTATTATCTGCCGCAACAATCAAGTCAGCACTGGATGCTCCTGCCCCGGTAAGCTCCAGAACTGGGATAACGCGCTGGATAAACGGGTTATTCGCCAAGAAGAAATCCAAAATGGTCGTGTCGGACAAAGTGCTACGTGGCGTAGAAGAAATATACGCATACTGAGCCAGTGGCATCCAAATTTCATTTGGACGATGGATACCGTTGGTTTGGGTGAAAACACCGTTCGCCATTGCATTCAGATCAGCAATGATCTGATCAGGGGTTTTGGTAGACCAAAGCTTGGATGTTCCTGTGCCATCAGCCGGGATTGTGTAAGTCGGGATGTTGGTATTGCTCAGGAAGCCAGGCAGTCCGGTAATGGCATCGCCAGTCCATGCCAGTTTGTTGACCAATTGCTCATTGGCCTTGCGTGCAGCTGCGGCCTTCTTAGCATCAAGTGGAACTTGAGCCATTTGGGCATAGCGGATTTCTTGCACATCATAGCCGTAGGAATTACCAATACCCTTGATAGGGGTAGTAGTTTCCAGCGCCTTGACATCGGCGTGCGGCAGGTCATCGGCATAAGACGCGATAATCTTGGCAGTGCCGACCGAATCCCATTGATGCCATGTGATGGTCTTCGCCCCGGCAGGAACCGAAGTGTCGATTGGGAACAGAGTCCATGCGGACAGCGCAGGACGCTCTACGTCATAGGTCTTGGCGCGAACATATTCCAGTTGGCGAGCGAAGAAGACCGACTCACCGGCATCCGAGCGTAGCTGACCGCTATTTTCGATAATGCGCAGGTCTTGTTCGTCGTAGTGCATGTTTTCAGTTTTCATTAGCCGATCTCCACCACGGCCAGACCCGCTGCGGTCGTGCCAGTAATAAACGTTGCTTTGAATTGAGTAAATGCCTCAATACCAGTTGCAACGACCTCATCAGTCACAGTGCTATTGGACAACACAAGGTTTGCAGTAGCGCCAGCCACAACCGCATCATTGGTTGTCATCCAGATACGCCCACGCTTGAAGACCGGGACAGTATCACCGATGCCATACGCAGAAAGTGTTGCACCCTGAGGATAAGGAGCCTCTACGGTTTGCGAAGCTGCTGCAATACCGACACACAATGCGCCTTGACCAGTTGCGGTACTGACCGGATTTACTTGTCGCTCTTTATTGGTGCCAAGCGTTACCGGAGTGCCGAACGGGATTGCCGCTTGAGCGGAATACGACATTGTGTCGTGGAATCCAGAATCATAGATCAGACCGGCAAATCCGGAATCTTGATACTGACCAAAACTTACTTGTGGAATAGCCATTATTTATTCTCCTTCTTTGCGCCAGAAATAATGCGAGCTTCAGCTTCAATGCGCTTTTGCTCGCTTGTCAATGCTGGTTTATCTGCGCTGCCGCCATTACCTGCATCTTGGCGTTGCTTTGCCATAGCCGCATCACCCCTCATTTCTACAGCCATGTCAAAAGCCACTTCGACGTAGGAGTCGTCCTTTCCATCCAGATTCATCTTAGGCGTTACAGCCTTAATGACAGCCTCTTTGATTTGGCGAGCGGTTTTGTCTTTAGTATCAACTTTTAGCGATGCGGCGATGCTATCAAGTTTTACTTTGGCTTCAGCATCTGCCTTGCCTTGTGCTTTAGCCTTCGCCAGTTCTTCTGCAAAGCCGTCGATCTTGGCTTGCAGAGTGTCGCGTTGTGCTGTCAGCGCGGGGATAGCCTTTAGTTGTTCTGCGGTAGCCGCCGCGTCAGTACGGAGCCGTGCAAGCTCGACCGACACTTCGGGAGCCGCATCATACTCTAAGCCGCTGTCAAGTTTTACCTTAACTGTACTCATAGTTTGTTGCTCCTGCTGGGTTGAAAAATCGTCATCTTGATCAAGAGAATCAAGGTTTAGTTTTGCTACGCTGCCGGCCCTTGCGAAGCGGACGACAGATAGATGGTTGATAGTTGGAGGGCCTTGGATTGCGTCATATGCACCATACACCGGATGCGTGCCTGGCGTTTCGTCCATGTCGCACTTATAGCCAAGAGACAATTGCTTGCGATCACCCATTGCGTCAGGGTTGTGAATCACAATATCGGTGCGCAGATTGTCGCCGTCTTGCTTACCCTCGGAAAGAATCGTGCCAATTGTGACACGATGCGCATCTTTGGAAGTTACTTTTCCGCTTTTCGGATGATCCACAGTAATTGGCTTACCGCGCATTGTTGCGAGAGAATCAACATGAAACACATTCTCAGGCAAGCGCAACTCACGCCGCATAGTGCCATCAGGCTTGCGATATTCCTGAATGCCAACGCGTCCGACGACCGGGGAATCGTGTAGAAACCCTTCATCGGTTCTTGTCGCCTTAATTTCAGCGAAATCGTAACGTTGCACAGTGGTCATGTGAGGAATTATATATCAAAAACAAAATTGCAATAGTTTTTATCAATTGGACTAGTTTGCAACTAGCAACGACAATACGGATACACCATCACTGAAAGCAAATATGGAAACTAAATTCATTATTGAACCACATGCGGCAGACTACACATACCCAGGTGCCAGCCCTGATTATTTCTTTAACTGCATGTCAGTTTGCGAAAAAGATGGGCTTCAGGTCGCCATCATCCCAATGGACAACCCCAATTGGGAAAAGCATCTCAAACTAATCGCCGCCGCCCCTGAGCTTTTGGAGGCGGTAAAGCGCCTTATGATTCTTTATTGCCCGCTGAATGGCGTGCCTACGTCTGATGAGCTAGTCGAGCATTGGGAGTACGAGAAATCAGAGGGAAATGGCGCTGCTGATGACATGCTGTTTGTTTTGTCGGTCGTTAAGAAAGCCACATAATGAACCAACAACAATACACCCAATTCCTCCTAGCCCAGCGCAGCCTGGAAGAAATCAAATACATGCGCGACCATCCCGTCCAATTCAGCACCGGCACATGCACCCTATGGGGCATCAATGAGCGGCAGCGGGTGGAGGCGGTTTTGACCGTTATTTCTGTTTTGGAGAAATCGAATGGATGAATTTAATATTGAATGGCTGGACGAGGCTATTGATACCGTAGATTCTGCATTTTTCACTGGCGATTCTTTTTTTGAAAAGCAAAACAATGAGAAAATGCGTCAAATCTTGGCGCGATGGCAGAAACAACTTGATGTATGCATTGAGATTGGCTGCTATTCATGACCACCCGCTACCCCATCCTAACCCTGCTCGCCGTTTTGGTGATGTTTATTATTGTGAGTGCGATATGAATGATGAAACTTTGAAGTTGGATATTATCAAGGCTGGTGGGTATGCCTATCCGCAAATGGAAAAATGCGGAAATATAGCAGTAAGCGATGGCGGCATGACGTTGCGTGATGCGTTTGCAAAAGCCGCATTGATGGGTGCTTGCGCAAACTCGACAGTGGATGTCGGAAATCTTGCCGAAGAGGTTGTTGCGGCAACTTGTTATCGTCTTGCAGACGCTATGCTTGCGGAGCGTGTGAAATGACTGTCGAAGAATTAGAGGCATATCTAGAAAAAGAAATGCTTAAACTGTTGATGCAATCAGGGCCTATTCCATACAATGGAATAGGCGCAAAAAAACTTGAAACTTGTATCAATAAAGCAATTGGAAAATTGTCTAGGAACATCCGCGAAGGCTGGTATGCAGGAAAATTCAATGGCAAACATATTCGCGGGACAAGTTATGCATTGCGCGACCATTTGTGCGGGAGCTGGAAATCAATAAGAAATAACCGATGATAACCGACAAACAATTCCTACAATGGGTTCATGACCGCTTGCGTTATGGGCATGGCGAAAATATCCACATGGATTCTATGCACAAACTGCGAGCGATCATTGAGGCAACGCCGGATAGTCAGGTCACTCCGAATCGGGCGTCTCACCCTCATCCCCCGGAAACACCGGCCTAGCCCAACATCTACAATTGTGTATAATCAGGTTATCCGAACTATACCAGTTCGCTAACGTTTCTAGGTTATACACATGAACAGGCTCAAAATCACTGAATCCGTTATCAACGACGCGATCAAATTTATATCCGAAGGCTCCAATCTCAAGTCCACTGCGGAGCGGTTCGGAATTCATCCTGACAACCTCTCCAAGGCTATCCGCGCTACTGGATTTGTTATACCCAAGCGCACTAACGTTGCTTACAATCGCAAACAACTTCCTGTTGATGAGCTGATTGCAAAATATGTCTCCGGTATTAGCGAATTGAAGTTGTCCAACTTCTACGGCGTCAATCGCGCCACAATCAGACAACGCCTGATCGAGTCCGGCGTAAAAATCAGAAATGGCAGTCAAGCTAATTTCATCAGAATGGCCGCACTCTCTGTTGAGCAACGCCAAGAGCTTGCAAAAGCCGCGCATGACACTATTCGAGGTAGGCCACAACCTGCTAACCAAAAGCGAAATCGGGCTATCAATGTCGAAAAAGGTATCAGCGATATTTGCATCGGCATAGGAGAGCAAGAATTCGCACAGGCTCTTGCCGACAGAGGAATCAAGCCCAATTGGCAAAAAGCTGTCGATATCTATAGTCTCGACTTCTCCCTCGGTGGCGTCGCCGTGGAACTCAAATTCAAAAATACGAGAGGTGTTAAAGCCGACATAGCCAGAAATCGCGTCAAAAATCTTGCCAATCTTGGCGTTTTCAGCTTTTATATTGTCTTTGAATGCGTCGAATCCTTGATCGCCAGTATTGACGAGATAGTCACCCACGCGCACATCTTGAATTCCAATCCATCCCCGATTAGTCAATACAGGGTGTTTTGGTGTCGCTTTAATCGTTTTTCCAGATTCCGAAACGACAAAGGCCAGTTTGAGTGTGTTGGTGCGACGCCAGAGCTTACGCACCGTTGGAGTGATTTCAATATTTGAATCATAGGGCAGACAACGCACTGGTTGCCCAGGATTCAAATTATGATCTTTCGGATTGCCTTTTGCGAAAGACAGTCTATCACCATCTGAAGCCGCATGTGCAGGCCGCACCCGCTCATCATGTACGGTCTGCCATGTGTATTCCTCAATACCCAAATCTGTCATACGATGCTCAGATAAAGCAGCATTTGCCTTTGCGACCTGATCAGCAGCTATAAGGTTTGCCCGATTCTCAGTAATCCCCTCAATTTTTTGCAGATTCTCAGAAATCGTTTTGATTGATTGGCCTTCCATCACACCACGCCGAACAGCGCCTTGCACTTGATTTAGATATTGCTCAGGAACTGATTTTATCAGCGTGGTATTCTGCGCAATCCAATTCTCTTGCAATGGTTTCAACCAAGGTTCTGAGCGATATACGTCAACACCCATACCAAAGATGGCCCGCACGGACTGCGGATTGCTCACGCTACCCAATGCTCTAGCATCAAACGGCAAAGCGCCTGATGGCCCGATTTCAAGCCCTGTGCCAGCCTTTACTTGCAAGCGCCATTGCGTGTCGTTGAATTTGCTGATGGTCGTGAACATATTGGGCAGTCGCGCAACAACGGATTGCCCATCATCCAAGAATGCCGCAAGCAATTCAAGGAATAAAGCAGCAACAGCCTCCGACCAATCGCCGGGGGCATCTTGCCGCATCAAATCCAGTTCTTTCAAACGCTTGCGGGTTTGAACGTCCATGCTTTTTACATAGGCGAGCAAGGCGGCTTTGTATTCGCGGTCTACGCTCCAAGGGAATAGCCAATTACGCACGGATACCAATCGTTGTTGTCGGTTCAATCGGGGGTTCTGGCGCCATTCCCTTTACGCTATAGGTTTCTTCAATGTCTTTCATCTTTCTGATTTCATTTTGGTCAACCACGTTTACCCCAATATAGCCGGTACGTGTTTCCATTTTTATCTTATCTGTCTCCGCTTCCAGCTTCTCAGTCTCTGCCTTTTCCTTAGCACTCGGCACATAAATTGGATTGAAACACAGCTTATAATCGCCGCCATCGGTGCCATTGATTTCAAAGCAAATCAATTGCGTGATCCAATCAAGCGGCTCATGTAACACATCTTTTTGCCATGCCTTAATTTGTGAATTCCAGCCTTCAGAATTGCTTTCGCTTGATCCATTCAAACCACTTGCCGACTTGCCCATGAGGATATATACCGGAATGCGCGAGACGCCAGCTAATGCTTCTGCATATCGGTCAAGCAAATCAGTAACGCCAGTGCCAACGCCAGGGGATGCAATGGTGTATGTCTCATTGGCATCAATAACAACGGTATTGAGCGTGCCGCGCACCATGTCCACCACATCAACACGCTTTTGCACCATCGCATCGCCGCCAGGTTGCATAAGCGTCTGTGCGAGATTAGGGATGCCATGCACGGCCTGTTGTGCGCGCTCCAATAGCATGTTTGCCCACAAGTGGGACATGCCTAGTCGCTTCAATTGATCCATGCAGCCTTGCAGCGATGATAAGCCCCATTGCAAGTTAGCTTCACGCAAACGGGCGGGGCATGCTTCGCCATCGAATACTTTCACGCGGCTGTTATGAACAATATAAGGCGCACCAGTGTTGTAAGGAATGATTTGCCATGTTTCAGGCTCGCCGAAGTCCTTAGACATGGGATCGAGAACGCGGGTTTGCACAATGGCTTGAAAGCGATTGTAGACGCGGATGAATTCGACCTCTTTGAGATTGGCAGGCTGAAACGGAACGTCCATTGTTCCACCATCATTCAAGCCTAGCACCCACACCGACCCACCATACAAACGGCTCCATCGGAAAGCATCGGCGGCATGCTTCATCACATTGAGTTCTTCGTAACGGGCTTTTACTTTGTCTTCCAGCGCCTCATCCATATCCTCTAAATCAACGCCAGCGCTAACACATTCTTCGGCTGGCACATCCACAATGGTTTTTGCGAAGCCATCGCCGATATAGAGGTCAGTTAGCTCGCCCTCGCTTAACAGATATGCACCCTTGATCGTGGTGTAGGTTGTGCGGTCTTTGCGGCCTCCTGCGCCTGAAAAAGCCTGCAAATAAGAATCGGTATGCGGTGTTGATGCCTTGGGTTTGTTTTTACTGCCTAGTGTGCGGGCCATGCTAACTCCTAATAAATTTTCACTATTATAGTCATAGATTTATTTAATTGGATAAATCTATTTATTTTTAATAATATCAGGCCATGCGATCAACAAGGGGCGAACATGGCATCAGCATACTTATTAAAAATCCTCCGAGTCTCCGACGACTCGATGGTAATCAGTGAAATCATTTATGGCCTCTGCAATGCCAAGCGCAAGGAAATGGAGATTTTGAGGAAGTTAGATAAAGATTTATTTTATACGGAGATTGGGAATGCCTAAACACAAACACGCCGACCTTATTATTGCTTGGGCGAATGGGGCGAAGATTCAAGTCAAAAATGGCCTTGGAGATTGGATTGATGTTGGAAGCCCTACATGGTCAGGGCAGGCAGAATACCGCATCAAACCTGAGCGGGTTTGGCCGGTGACATCTTTTACAGAAAGCAATCTTAAATCTATGCAGCTTATGGGGGCGTCTTTAACTGTCATCGCCAACGCCGCAATCAACCGTTACATTGAGGATAATGAGAAATGCCCAAATCCAGCGCCGTATTGAGGTTGGCGGCCGAGTATGCATCTGAGTTCGAAATAATGGCAGTTGCAAAGGCTCGACATGGCATCTACATGGATTTATCGAAATATTTGTCTGTTGTTGGATATCATTTTGTTGAAACAACAGAACATGCAGTTATGGCCCTCTGCCTAGCCGACGCAATAGCCGAATCGGAAGGGAATTGATAATGAAAATCTACGACGCCACAGAAATCGACACGGCATGGCAAGCCGCACAGGATAAAGATAAATACCACATCTATCACAGTAGCGTTTGGGTGGATGATTTGCCTTGGAAGACACTAATGTATGAAGGAAAGTACACGCATGTCCGTACATGCCAAGGCTTATTTGTCATGAGCAAATGGGGGCCATCTGGCGAGCCAATCAAAGAGGATGAGCCATGTTAGAAATGGATTGCGTCTACAACTCGCTACACGACAAATACGAAATAGGCCGTACTGATGACGACATGCTTACCTATTTCAAAAGCAAAGAAACACCATCGCAAATGATGGCGTATTTGGCGATGATGTTTGATCGTTTTGGATTAAAACCAATTCTTGCCAATCAAAAAATCACGGATGATTATTCCGTGATTTTGGTTGAGTTTTCTTATGATGGGTCTTGGGGCTAGAGAAGCCCCGCCAAATTAAACCCACTCTCAGGCGCAAACGCCATCACGCAGGCATCGGCCAGGTTGTGGGAGGGGATGCCGCGTTTCTTTAAACTAAGCTTGCTTTCCACGCCTTCACGGCCATTAATCACACGCTTGTGTGGCGAGGCCAATTCAATTTCCAGTTTCTCGCGCAATGGCAGATCAGACGGTATCGAAATAAGCATGGTTGCATCATATGGCAAGCCATTGCGAGCCTGCCAAGTGTTGCGAAACCGGTCAGCCAATAGCCCCCATCCTTGGGCTTTCTTATTCGCCCACATATCATGATTGGTCTTGCCGGGCTGATATTC